TCGTTATCTAGGTCGTCCATAACGCTTACCTGATACGACGAATGTTCCATCTTTCTCCAGATAGATAAGATCAACCTGCACGTTCTTACCCTCGACGTACATGATGGCAAAGGCTTGTTGCCAGTTGGCTGATCCCTTGGTATAGGACGCCTTGCTAAAGTCCATGAAATTGCCTACCTCAACGCCATGCAGAACACGCCCTATACGCCCTCCAGAAGCCTCTGAGAAGGACGAACGGCCTGCCCTGTGAGTGTGTCCTGAGATAACGCTCTTGCCATGCCTACGAGCCGCCTCAAGGGCTGAGAGACCGCCCTGAGACTTAATAGGCGTGTGATCGCCATGGACTGCAATCCAGCCCGGCGCGATGTTGTACGGCTTCTTGTGGAAAGTGATACCTAATTCATCCAGCTGCATAAATCGCTCGAACCTGAGTTCTGGCAATGACAGGAACGATGGGATCTTACGCATGATTTGTGTGTATAGGCGGTCTGTGTGATTAGACCTGATCATCTGGGTTACTTGTAGGTCGTAAAGAACCTGAATAGCCTCATCGCGATCATCTCCAAGAGTCTGCTCATAGGCTTCTGGCGTCCCTTCTGACCACTTGCTAATTGTATTGAAGTCAATTTCGTCACCTATTGTGACTACTTCGTGCGGCTTAAACTTACTGATAAAACTGGCTAGATTCTTAACTGCTACTCGATCGTGAAAGGGAACCTGAAGGTCGCTTACTATCACTATTCGCTTCATTAATCCTCGTCGTCATCCTCATAGGGTAGGCGATCCACTCGGTCGGGGATCGATGGCAAGATCCAGTCAGGGTAAGCATCTCGATCAGAGATAATCGCTAGACATAGATCAACGGCAAAACCTGCTCGCCTAAGTGCGCGATACATTTCATGCAGGCTAATAGCCCATTGATCGAGCTGTGAGTAAGTATCGAGATCGATAACTTTCTTTCGTGCCATGGTAAAAATTATCGCTCTAAGAGGATGTTATAAATCTCATCGACACGCGAGTTAAGTCGCTTAATTTCAGACAGCAAGTGAGTAATGACGTACCCGGCAAGGCCACCGATTACGGCAAGGCTGGCAAAATAAAGTGTGAAAAAGTTCTCCTGCGTCATTTCTTCTCCACAGTATCTACTGCTGCCTCGATGGCATCGACCACGATATCTGCAACGGCCTTCTTAGCTCGATAAGACTTGATCGCTGCGCGAATGACAGGGATCGCTATGAGTCCGAGAGTTGCATAGATAATTGCTTCCATTAGTTTCCACCTATCATCGGGATATTAAAGAACGTACTATCTTCATCGCCCTTGATAGTAAAACTGACGTGTGCATGGTGATTATGCTTATTGATCCCATCATAAGGACGCCAAGCCCAAGCCTTCTTAGATGAGGCGATACGGCCATCGAAGATGATGTAACTGATCCTCTTATTGCCAGACTTTGCCAATGCTCGAATCTGATCGACCAAGTCAGGCATGAGATCGGGCTTTCCTTTTTTGCCAGCAAGGTCGCGGTCAATGTCAATGGCACGAACCCAGCCCTGCTCATCTGGATTATGATCAGACTTGCGAGCAGAGTGTCGGGTATCACCGATCCAGCCGTCCGAAGTTCGATCTCGATCTGGGAATGCGTCATCGATCTGCTCTCTAAGCTGGATCGCTGAACGGCTTAGCCTCGGCTTCACAGGTAGCACACTCCCATCGCTTTAGTTCGTTTAGAGTTAATTCTGCATGCTCGCATGGGACAGGTGCAATAAATGCATCATCAATCGGATCGTATGTGTAACCAATCCCTGCATAGTTATAGCGAATCTTGTTATTGTAACTCGTACGCTTGCAAGTCTGGCCTCTAAAATTGCCGTACCAAGTCTCAGGATCTAAACCTTCAATTAATTCTGTTTCATCAATGCCGACAATAACCTCTGTGACAATACTTAAATCATCTAAGAACGCGTAATGTGCCATTATGTCCAGCTCACGTTTCCAGTGCCAGCAGTAATGGTTGCGCGCTTGTAACCACCAGAGGCTGCTGATTCTGTGCCTGTTAAACCAGCACCAAAACTTATTGTTCGACTATCTGGATAACGAATAATCACAACGCCAGAACCACCAGCGCCGCCAATTCCGTTTCCTGGGCCACCGCCACCACCGCCTGCACCTCTGTTAGCAGTACCAGCACCACCAGTGCCAGTCACTGCGATTGTTCCAGCACCACCACCGCCTGTACCACCCGTGCCTGGAGTACCACCAGTGTTACAAGAACCACCGCCACCACCGCCATAAGTGACAGATGATCCAGTAATAGAAATTGCAACTCCATTACCTCCGCTACCAGCGACAGTTGAAGACGCGTTTCCACCTACGGCACCACCACCGCCACCACCGCCACCTGGGTTTTGACCGCTATTGACAGAACTGCCACCAGCATAACCTTGTCCACTTGGAGAGACTGCGCCGCCTGAAGTGTTGGTATCTGAACCAGCACCACCGCCAGAACCGCCAGAACCGCCTGCAGACTGAGTTCCAATGCCATCTCTCGAACCACCACCACCGCCCCCTGTGGCAGTGATACTTGTGAAAATTGAATTACTACCGCTAGCCCCTCGTAAAACAAGCGAAGTTGAACCAGCACCACCGCCGCCAATAGTTACGGGATATAAATTGCTTGTCTCTAAAGTCAATGATGATTCAAGTGCGCCACCGCCACCTGTGGCAGTTACTGTTGATCGCAATCCGCCAGCACCACCGCCGCCTGCATAGTTCATACCACCACCTGCACCACCTGCCAATAAAAGATAATCGACAATAAAGGCAGCCCCTGGTTTACTGTTTATGCTAGCAATGTTGTTAAGCATTACCCGATGGCTCCTACGACATACCAAGTATCCGTGCCTGTCTTGATGCAGGCTGCTGACTTATATTGAGCAAGGGTAGGCTGAGCCGCTACTGCGCCAGCCGAGAGGACTGTAGTCGTGCCAGAAGTTACGGCCTTGATCGTGCAGACTCCAGCACCGATGTTAAGAACTGTGATAACTGTGCCAATTGGGAATGCTACTGAAGCATTGGTCGGAATGTTAAAGGCGATTGCGCTTGACTTGTTCATCAGCTCTAAGACCTGATAGGCGTCAGAGATGGTCGCCGTATAGTCGACTGTGTTAGCTGCGCCCACAGTAAAGGCTACTAGGCCGTTATAGTCCGCGGCCGTAAAGATGTCGCCTGTTGTCGCTGGAAAGCCTTCTGCCATGATTTTCTCCTAGTATCCCATTATGGATTGTCCGATTATACCGTAAGTCGATGATCCGATGATGAATCCCTCGACTATAGGCTCAAGTGTTGTTACTGTGCATTTCATTGAATTAGGGGTGATGTCCCATGCCAAGCCTTGCACCTGCAAGGTCTTGACGATTGTCGAGCCGTCTGGCTGGACGTTAGTGATCTCGACGTTATCGAAATAGTCAAGGCCGATCATTGTGTCAGTCGGTACATCTGTATCAAGAAGATCGACAGTCATGGCATCAATGCGGATGGTGGTCTCTTTACGGGTTGCAACGTATATCTTGGCAATGTCTGTAACCTGCGCGTCGGTCTGCGCTACGAGATTCTCGACGTTCATGCCATGAGGGAAGTATTTAGCAATAGATGTTGCATCGCTAGATGAGACAGTAGTGCCACCGACTCTGGTCATCGTCGCGCTATTGATGATCAGCTTGTCATCGAAGGCGAACTTGAGGTCTGAGTAAGGAATGCCAGTAGTCTGATTGAACTGGATAGGTGCAACGCCTAAAGATCCCACGACATCTGATCGATCCTTAAATTCAGCTGTGCCGTCTGTGCGGATGAAGAATGCTCCTTGCTCGGTAAACTCTGCAACCTGTAGAGCTGAGAGGCTTGACCGAGTAGTGGCAGGATCGGCTTGGCAAGTAGTTGATCCTGTATCGATGATCCGCATGCTCGATGGGAATGAGACTTGATCGAGGATCTTACCTACGCGAGTACCAGTAGTCTGGCCAGCGCCTGAGTCTGCAATGGTCGAGACGTTAGCCATGGCGAATAAACGGAATGCATCCGAGCAGACGATATCGACGTATCCGATCTCCTGACCTTGAGGATAGGTATATCGATAGTCTTGAACATAGCCAGAGAATAAGAAGTGTTGAGTAGTCGCAGTAGTAGCAGCTACGCGGATCTTGCGTAGTGGAGTGAGATAGCCGAAGTAGGGACTGGATGCATTCTGAGGGTTGAAGTAGGAGTCAGGATCTAAGACTCGGACTGTGCAACTCCCAGCCTCATAGGTATCACGCATGATGTTGCGTCCACGTCGGATCGTGATCTGTCGAGTAACATCGCTAAGATCGATGACGGGTTCTGGCACTTCGCTCGATGCAAATTGATTGACGCCGATAACGCCATACTTTGCATCGCCAATAGTAAACGGATAGCCGAATGTAGCACCTTGGCTAAAGTCAAAAGATACCGAGATGGTTGCTGGAAGACTCATCCTGAATCCGGCACAGTCGCGAATCTGCCAATTCGATTCACACTAGAGAAAGTTCCTGAAAGAGATTGGTTATTCTGTTGTTGAGTAATGACTGCCGCTACTGCTTCGCCTGCAACCTCAACCTTGATATTGATCGGAGGCGCTGAAGGCATAAGAACTTGTGGCCCCATTCCTCCGCCAGCCGTAAATGTCTCAGGGGTAACGTAACTAGGAGGTACAAAATTTGGTACGGGAGTGCCTAGCATGTTGCCACCGAAATCAAGTGCCGGGACTTTCCATTCCGAGAAAGGATTAGGCGCTTTAGGTGTAGCGAGTAAGGCAAGACGAAGCTCATTATTGCGCTTGATTGCCGCATCTAGTTGATCTGAGATGCTTGTGGCTAGTGTTGCATTGCCGTCAAGTAAGGCCTTTTGCAGATTTAGTGAAAGGCGATCTGTCTCGCTAATCTGGCCTTTAAGGGCTGCTTCGATACCAATAGCTTCTAGGTTAAGAGTCTTTGATGCCTTCTGTAACGCTAGAGACTTCTTTTGTGTATCGAGATTTTTCTTTTGTAACGCTGCTAATTCCTTGGATCGTTTGACTGCATCGGCCTCTGCCTTTTTACGGGCTGCTTCTTGCTTTTGCAATGTGCTAACAGAAAGAACATTAGAGCTTGTCAAAGGCATAGCGTTTCTAGCAGGGTCAAAGATCGCTTTGATTTCTTCTGGGGTTGCCCCAGTAAATAAACCTTTAATTACTGTAGAGAATCTACCTACGGATCCGATTACATTAGCAATGCTTTGGGCTACGGAGTCGATCTTATTGACGAAATCTGTGACGTCCTTAGATTCTGTCAAAGTGATCATGGCATCGATCAAGCCCTTGCCAATCGTCTCGCTAGCCTCGCCAGCGGCGACAGTAAGCAAAGACATCTGGCCTGCATAAGTCTGTAATTGAGCCGAATTGGCTCCGCTAAATAAAGTATTAAGACGCGCTTGAACATCGACGTAACTCGATGTAGTCAATTCGGCTTGCGTTAAGCCTAGGTTATATTTTCTGAGACCGCGAGTGTTTCCTGTATATGCTCGACCGATATCCTGCGCCACAGTAGCCACGTCAATACCCGTCGCCGCTGCTACATCTAGAGCCTGATTAAGGATCTTTTGAGATTCTGTAACTGAGCCCGTGATCTGCAATAGTGCCTGCATCGATGGACGAAGTTGAGAATCGGTGACCCCAGATAAGCGAGATAACTTCTGGATGTAATCTTCAACTGCTGGAGCCTCGAACGCTAGGCCTAGATTTTTGACTGCAATAGCAAGACGAGTGGCTTCGCGCTGATCCTCAATAAATGCGCTAGCGGCATTCTTAGCGAACTTGAGAAGTTGCTGCGCTCCGAATACTCCTGCAAGAGTCTTGCCTAATTGCTTTACGCTTTTATCTAGACTGTTGGTCGCCTTACCAGCATCCTTAAAGGCCTTCTGACCCTTGAACTCACCGATGATCGAGGCGCGTAATTCAGCCATTAGTTAGCACTCCCATTGAATCTAGCGGCAGCCTTTTCAAGTGCCTTGATAATACTTGCCTTGGCCTTACCTTGATCTTGGTCATAAGCCTTAAACATTGCTCGACCTTGCATCTTTGCTCGCCCTGCGAATGAGCCTTGAAACCTAGGGCTGAAGTTGCCAGTCATTCCAGATTTACGGCCTGCGGTTTCAACGATTGCACCAGCGGCGGTCTTATTGTGAATCGAGACAGTCGATGACCAACCCTGGCGATTAGGCTTGGTAGGCGTGAGCTTGTAACCAATTCCCCGGCGAGCCTCAGCTGCATCGTACATAGGAAACTTGGCAGTCTTGACTTCATGCTTTACGAATCCAGATGGAGCCTCTGAGTTAGATGGAAGGAATCCTCTAGCCTTTTTAACCAAGGGTTTTAAGAATCCAACCATCTCGCCACGAAGTGCATTATCTAGATCAGGCGAGAATTGCTTAAGAGCCTTGCGGAACGCATTAGCGTTTTTTAGCTCTGTAGGCATCTGCCTGCTCCTTTGCTCTATCCTTCAATGCTGTTAATAACATCTGCAACATCGATGGATCTAAATCGATTAAAGATTGTGGAGGGATAGCTGTCTCAATGCTCAAGCGAGCGATGAGATAGTGGATGCTATCCCTGCCTAGGCCAAAGGGTCAGACTCTG